ATTTACGCATGCCGCCTTGCGTGTTAATAGTCAACGTATTTATCATGCCAGCAGCAGCGGGCGGGACGGTAGTATTTGCTACGTTAGTTGCAGTATTTGTAGTAGTGTTAGAAGTATTTTGGCTAGATTGCTGGTTACGACTGAAGCCGCGGCGTACTAATTCAGTCTGAATCTCCGTTATCGCTGCCCGCACTTCGGGGTTTGGATTTTTTTCTTTAAGAAAGAGATCCAACGCATTCTTTAAAACCGCATCGGGCTGATTTGCCATCGCTGCCTGCATGCGATCCGATGGACTTGATGTTTTTTGAGAGACCAGCATTTTATCAACTTGGTTGATAATCGAAGTTCTTTCTGTGTTTGCTTTTTCTAAATAATCTTGCACTGATATGTTATTAATTGTTGTGGGCAACGGCATTTGATTCAATTCTTGCCGTACTCCAGCTTCAATTGCTTCTTGTTGATTTTTGTTGTGATATTCGTCACCCACAGCAAAATAATTTTCAGCAAAACTTTTAAGATAATTGGTAATACTTGCTGGATCAAATGATTGAGGATTTTGAAGATTTATGTTGTTTTGTTTTAATGCGTTATTAAATTCTGCAAACGCTGCGGCGGGCAGATTAGCTTTGGCTCTAGCTTTGGCATTTTGAGTTTGCTTTATTTTATTAGTGTAGGCTGCTCGCTGTGCCACAGTTCCAACATTCGTACCGTCGCCGCCACCAGCTTTGTCTAACATACGAACTGCACCAGTGGCAGCTCCTGCAAGTCCACGACCTATACTACCCAATATGCCAGCTTCATCAATTATATCATTTATCTTCATTTTTTAACCTCTTGACGCCGCGACTAAACTTGCTGCTGTCTTGAGCACGAATGCTGTTGAGTAATCTACGCTCTAGTTCTTCGGCTTGAGCAGCGTCATAGTTTTCGCGTATAAATTGTATGAGATTAATGGCTCCAGTTATCACATGGTTGGCTCGTGATTCTACTAGATTTTCGCGATCTTTGTGTAGACGAAGGGTGTCTAGCTCTTCTAATAGACTACGGGTTTTTTTCTGCAAAATACTGCTCCAGATTAACTATATTTATTAATTTGATCCGCATATGTCATCGCAGACAACTAGTCTTCCTTGTTCGTATGTCTTTGTATTCCATGTCTGTGTTACATTATTAAACCAGCTTATACAGTCTTCTAATGCATGTTCTGTAGCATTGTTTGGCGACAATAACGGGATTATTTGAGCACTAATTGCTTGATGATATTCTCCATGGCCAAACGTTCTTGGATAAAAACCCATCCAACAACACGGATAGACTTCCCCGTTGGCTGCCACATAAATTGATTTCTTTTCTTTAGCCTTACACATAATTTTATTCTTAGGTTCCCTATTAGGTATTATATTCTCTAATAAAACTAAATCAGTTTTCTTATTAAATAAGATTACTTTAAACTCAGTGGGGCCTGTATAATTCCCGAGTATATGTGTAAGCTCGCCTGATTTATTAAATACAGGCCCAGTATTTCTGTCCTGATCGACTAATTCAAATTGTATAAACTTCATTTGTTTGGATAAATCTCTGCACTGTTCAATTTGATGATTATTATGATCAAATTTTATAAATTTCCAAATAGCGTTGCCGCCGGCATCAATAAAAATAGAAGCATTTTTAATTATAGTTTTCCAAGAAGTATTTTGTCGATATAAATCATGAGTATCTTCTAAACCATCTAAGCAAAATAAAACTTTTGTTTTTAATTTTGCAAGACTTTCCCAGAAGTTTTTATTTCTGGCAGATCCGTTAGTACTAATTGAAATGTTTAAGAAAGTATTAGAATCTCTAAAGTATTTTACAATATCAACAGCTTCGGGGTTCATTACTATGTCCCCGTAATTGCCATTGATTCTTAATGTAGTCAATTGCTTTATAAAATCCACACTAAAAATACGCTTGGCATTTTCTAAGGTTAAATTTACCTCAGGATACCCGTCGTTAAACGGATACCCGTGGAAATTTCTAGGACATAATGGACAGATGGCATTGCACAAAGTAGATATTTCTAGATGAACGTCACGAATATTTTCGTAGGCTATCATCAGTCTACTTTCTTCAGACCAGCCAGCATTGCTTTGAGTTTGCTGTTCTGTGCCTCTCCATCTGCTCTCACCAAGGGCTTGTCCCACACATGAGTGCCGCCTTCGGGTTTCTTCCAACCTTGATTGGCTGCACTGCCGCCGTCGCCATCTACACTGCTTTTGGCTTTGATACTGGCCATGATACTGGTGGTTTGTGGTTTTAAAAATCCCGGCGTGCCCTGTGCATCTTCTCCGGGATCTGTAATTCTTAGACTTTCAAGATTAAAGTCAAGGTCAACTTTCATACCAACACCACTACTGCTTCGAGTTTTCATCAGTTGAATCTGATATCGTCCTCGTTCCCGCATTGCACGACTGGTAAAAATACCAAACACATTGTCCGCAGTATTGATCTTACTGATACCACCACTGATATGACTGTGATCAAACTCAACTTCTTCTACCGCACTGCGATTTAACTGGCTGGCAGTTATCATCAAGATATTAAACTCTTTGGCTAGATTACGCAATTCTTCACTCACATACTTGTCCTTGACAAACAGGTCATTGGGACTGACTTTGGCGCTGACTGGCATGACCAAGTCCAAGTAGTCCACCATGATAAAGTCCGTTTTGCGGCCAGTCTGCACTTCCAGTTCTTTCAAGTACGCACGAATTTGATTCACATTGCTCTGTGCTGGCATGTACTTGATACGCAAACTGCCGCTCTTCTTGCCTGCCATTTTGACTTTGAGTTCAACATTGTCCAGATCTCTGAATACTTCTTTGGTGCTGACATTTGCCACCATACTGTCCATACGCATGGCACACAGTTCTTCACTGAGTTCCAGACTCAAAAATACTCCATTAAGTCCTTGAGTTACCCAGTTAATAGCAATATTCTGCATGAACAGACTCTTGCCCGAACCACTACCGCCTGCAAAGATATTAAGCTCGCCTCGGTTCATACCACCAAACAATCTTTGATCCATGGTCGGCCAACCAGTACTGACCTGTCCGTTGTTGCTTTTGATTTTCATCAGTCGAGCTCTGGGATCTTCAAAGTATTCAGTACCCATGTCTTTGGTCAAACTGATCTGCACTGCATCTTTGATGATCTTTTCCACTGGATCGTACTCACCTTTTTCCAACATGTCTGCACATTTTAGAATAGCCCGTTCCAGTTCTTGCTTTTTAGTAAAGCCTTCAAATTCGCTCATGAACCAATCGTAATGGCTGTCAGTCAAATCCGGCAGTGGCTTTAGCGCCACTGTGGTCACAGCTAAAATCTGTTCAGCAGTAGGCATGGCTTTGTGTTCATCCACATGCTCTTTGATAAACTTGGCCGCACTGCGGATGCTTCTATCAAAGTTCTCTGGGTTATAAATGTTCTGAACCCGTACATAGCTTTCGGATTTTTGGACCATCATTTCCAAAAATAGTCGTTGTAGATCAGTGGTGTATTCTTTAGTCATAATGAAGGGCAGTTAAAAGTGCAGTATTTGTGTTTCTTTTCTAACAAAGTAGAATAGAATGTTGTTGTATTTAAAATATTGGATATGGTGGTAGTTGAAATATCAAATTCAGTCCGATTTTTATAAAATTCGCTGGAATAATAAAATCTCCAATCGCCCACGTAACAACAAGGCATATAATGTCCGGTTGCTGCAATATAGTGCTGATCATGTTGCTTGAGGCATTGCGGATCTATACTGTGTGTTTTACGGTCATGCTTATCATTTTTCCAATTAATAATAGATTGTGTTCTGGCTCCATTGAACTGAGCAGCGACAGGTTTTAACGGATCGTTATCCAGCCAGCGATCACTAGGAATTATGTTAAACGAATCGATACCTATTTCAGTCGCAACAGTTCTTGCTTGCTCGATGGTATGTTCGTTAAAACTGAATGGTATATATTTCCATACCGTATTAATTTGACTGCCCGCTGCTACTCGCATGCCAAGTTCGATAGATTCCCAATCAGCGTTAACTCTATAGTTGATAAAATTTTCCGGAGTGCCGTCAACACTGAATATAATAGTATCACGAGAGTCTAATATACTTACTAATTCCGTCCACCACTCATATTTTTTGTAACTACCATTGGTTATCAAACTAATAATTGCAGATTTGCTCTTGAGCCAATTCAATAATTCAAATAATTGAGGGTAATAAATTGGATCCCCCAAATTCCCGCAAAGATTAAATTCTAAATCAGTTAAGTCAATATCCAGAAACTTTTTTAAATGATCTAAATTTAAATCATGATTCTTCCATTTTTGTATTCCAAATTTATTAATAAATGTGGTACGGGCGCAGGCTGAACATTTCAACATACACTTGTTGGTTAGTTCTAAATGAAAACCCGTGACTTTCATATTTTACCTGCTATCAATTTAATTTTCAAACTATTTGATTCTTTGCCTTCGAGTATGGCCTTGATCACAAATAGTTTACCATATTTAATCACTGCTGCGTTGACATCTTTGCAAGTCTCACGCCAAACGGGAAACGACACAGACCAACCGTATTCAATGGCCTGCTCAACTGCGGACAGTCCAGGCCACACTGGGCGGCCTTGTTTATTTAAGTGCTGATCAAAGTCCGGCACATATATCACTTCTCGACCCAACCCTTCAATAATTTCTGCTTGCTGCTCACTGATTTCATTGGTTTGCACACTGACTCCATCCACGCTCATGGCATCAAACGGCCCTTCTACTACCAACACAAACTTACTGGTGGGCAGTTGACAATCCATGTTGAACACAAAGTTGGCCGGATGATTACTGTGATATTTGGGTTTAATACCATCCACTGTGGCTCTGGCAGTGTATCCCACTGTTTGCCCTTTGTAGACAAACGGCACAATAACTCTATGATTCAGTTTGTGTTCTATTTCCGGAGTCCAATATAAATCATACTTGATAGTATCAATTTTTCTATCCAGTGAGTAGTGTACCGCATCAGTAAACAATTTTGGTGTGCTTTGATACTCTGCCAGTTTATAAAATTCAGCCAGGGCCAAAAAGCTCTGTGCTTCCTGGGGCAATGCTCTGGCTTCAAATACTATTTCTTCCGCAGGCTCTTTGATATCTTCGGGTCGGATTAGTTCTTTGACTCGAATTGCTTCAATCACCAATCGTTTGACTTCTGTTGGATCCGCACCCAGCCAATTTAGTAATTTACGAAATTTAAAACTTAATGGTCGGCCAGGTTGATAACTGGTTTTGAATTGACAATTAAAACAATGGTAACTGACTCCACCATCTGGATTAGTGATGCACCCGCCACGACCTCTGGTGTCCGTGCTGTCGCCGTTATGATGGCAGCAGACTGCATTGAAACTGAGCCAGCCAGCTTGACTTCGGCGTCGCTTGGTTGGCAGTATACTTAGAGTGTAATCCTGTACAGCGTTGAACATTTAGTTAGTATACACTAACGTTTGGTTGAAATCAACTAATTAGGCGTTATAGTCTGATATATAAATCACCAGCTTGTATTAATTCACACGATTTCAAAATCAAGTATTCTTAAATGTTGTGCTGTTTTGGTTTAGTGCGCTTTGAAATACCGTGCCACATTCTGTTACTGTGATGGCAGTATTGACACCTGCAACTGGCAAGACTGAAATTCTGTTTCCAATGCCAGTCATGTTTATGTATGTGGGAAAGTTTGCAGGAATCATTGCGCCCACATTGGCGGTCAATGTAGCCGCCGCATTGATAGCATAAACACAGGCTGCGTTTGCTACCACTTTAACTTTGGTGCTACTGATTGTGTTAGTATTCCCAGCCACATTGGCTGCGGTTGCGGTGACTATTGTATATGATGCCATATCTGAATCCTGTTTATATGTTATTTATTTAAAGTTATAATTTGGCGCATCCAGTAGATATGCTCGTTTTGTACGGAGCTCCTTTTTAGGACAACGTTATGTTGGCCCACTTTGTGCCATTATATACCTGTATGTTTCCGGTTGTAAAATTGAACACCGTCATTCCCCTAGATATTGGAGTTATTGCATTTATTTGTGTAGTGGTCAAATTGGCGAATTGTACCACGCTGGTAACTGATATAGAATTGGCGGTGATATTGCCAGCACTGATATTGCCTGTTGATGTAGTTAAGTATGCGGCCACATTGGTATTGCTGTAATTGGGCAGTGGATATCCACCCTGCCTTGCGCCATCATGCACTACCAATGTATAATTAGTGGTGTTAACGGTAATTTCGCCCTGTGCGCCAGTGTAGGTTGAATTTTGTGCAGTATTGCCGCGTTTCCATTGTACTGTTTTACTCATTATATATTCCCAAAATCGTAGATAGCACTTTCTGTGCTGTCATTAATAGTGCCCAAGTCCAGAGCCACAGGTTCCGCGACTGGATAGGCAGCTGAACTGACCATTATTTGTCCCGCTGCGCCGTAGTTATCGTCCACATAGGCTGCAATGTTGGCAGTGCCATTGTTTATTTTTACATTGTAATTGTATTGTTCCGCAGTCAATTGAACCATGTTCAAGCTGGAAATAGTCACAGTTCCCAGTCCTGCATTGGCATTTACTATGGTCACATTGGTACTCAGTACTGTGGTTGCATTGGCAA